TCATCCATTGCCACGCGGAGCTGACAAAGCCCACCATCGATCGATACACAATTTCGCATAATGTATATCGTGCAAGGCGTGGCCAGCTTGCGGCATAGCCTGCACGTCGCGGGGCAGGGCAGTACCCACGAAGAGGCATAGCGCCATCGCCGTGGCGGCGAGCTTGCGCCATACCGCTTTTTCCTCGCGGCTGACCGCTCGTGCCTCTCCTACGATGCCCAGGACACGGGCCAGCGGGAGGCCGGTCAGGCCCGCCAATGTTGCGCACATCACGGTATCCGGCAGCGAATAGCCTGATTTCCAGTTCGCAATCGTTCCGCGCGACACGCCGAGCTGCCGCGCAAATTCCGCGTCACTACTGACGTTCAGCGCTTTCCGCGCTGCATCGATGAGGTCCGTAACCGTCTGCATCGTTCAACCCTGTTGACACCCGTGTTCAACCCCTTTATACATTGCTCCGTGTTCAACGGCGTTGAGCACCCCTCCACCGGCACCCCAAGGCCGGTCGGGGGGTCCCCTTGGGGCTTGGGGAGGGGTAGGGGTATGGATCACCTTGAGTATGCAGAGCGCTGCGAGCAGCACGCGCAGTTCGCGCGCGATCTGGCCGTGTATTTCCGGTCGATCAACGAAACCGGCATGGCAAGGAGCTGCGATCTCGATGCGGAGCATTGGGACTACATGGCATCCATGCACCGCAAGCGGGGTGAATCGTGATCGGTCCGCTCATTACCTTCGTGCTGCTGGTGGCCCTCGTGGCCGTATCCATTGGTAGCGCCAAAGTGGTTTCGTGGTGCCTAGGCCGGCGTGGGGAGTCCGCCCGTCGCAGCGCACAGGAAGCGGCCTTCGTAGCCCGGGCACGCGCCGAACTTGCCGCAACCGGCTGGACTCCGAATCACGAAATGCTCTATCAGGCCGAAATCGCAGCCACCAAGCGCGGCGATCTGCTGGCCGCAGCTCGATTTGCCGAAGAGCAGGAGCGCGCTGCATGAGTAGGTTTCCCTCATTCGCCGAACTGGCGGAGTTCGATATGGGTCTTGCGGCGTGCGCCGCGCTCATTGCCGCTTGGCTGGGGGCAGCATTGATCTCCATCGTGATTGAGCAGGCGTGGCTGGCACTTCGTCACTGGTTTAAGCGGCGGAAGGGCAATGTCCGATGAACAGTCATTTCCCCAACAGTCCGTGCTACCTGTGCGGGGGCAGCCTACAGACCCTCCGGGCAACGGATGCGACTCTGAACTGCTGCACCAGCTGCGGGACGTTGATCACCAAGCGCAGGGATATGCCGAGCTACTCCAGCGCGTCCCATGGCAACAGTTCTGGACGCTCACGTTCAGGCTCAGCAAGACCAGTCGCACAGGCGGAATGCACGAGGAAGCGGCTGATAAAGCGTTCCGCTACTTCGTCAGCTGCCTCAACCGCAGCATCTACGGTCCGAAGTGGGCGTCGCGCTGGCACGGTGGCATCCAGTGGGCGCGAGGGCAGGAATTCCATCGCGACGGCCGCTTGCACTTCCATGCTGTTGCAGCTGCACCTACCGATGACCTCAACCGCCTCGCCAGCCGCTACGAGTGGCATGAGTGGTGGTACCGGGAATTCGGCCGTAATCGCATCGAAGCACCGCGCAGCCAAGCAGACATTACCGGCTACGTAAGCAAGTACGTCACGAAAGGCGGTGTGGTCGATTTCTCGCGGAATTTCGGGGCATGGAACCCGCCGCCCATCGACTACACGCGCCGTCCGGAGCAAGACGCCTTGATCGCAGGCGACAGCAGCACGCGATCCGACAGGCCAGGGCGACACCTGGTCACCGGGCGGACTGATGCAAGCATCGCGCAACGGGTCAACAAGCGGTCCACCACGTCTCCCTGCGGGGGGGTAGGGGGGGACTTAGCTTGACCCCACAGTACCGCCCGAAATTTGCCAACGACGAAACGACAGCACCAACCAAACAGACCAAGGAATCGAACCCATGAACGCTCCGAAGATCACGATCAATACCGCCGTCGAAACCCGCACCGTGACCACCAGCAAGGGCATGCAGAAGCCGATCTACAGCCAGCGTGCAACTCTCGAAACCGAAGCCATGCGCATCCAAATCGAAGTCGAAGTCGATGGCTTGGACAAGGGCTATCCGGTTGGTGCGGTGAAGGAATGGGACCTGACTACGGACCTCGTACCGGGCCGTTTCGGTGTCGAACTAGCTCGCCGCATGACCCTGGTTGATCCGGCAGGCGCGAAGCCGCAGCCGGCTAACAAGGCGGCCTGATCATGTCCGGCCCGGCACCTCTCTACGTGGTCGGTTGCGCTGCTGAGAATGTGCAGCAGGACGGCACGTGCTCGGTGCCGGTCTGGATGCCATACCACCAGCCAATTCTGCCTCCCCTGGATTTGGCCGATGGGACCCTCGTTGCAGGAGCGATTGTTCTCGCCTGGGCGATTGGGTTGAAGGCGCGCCTCGTATTCCGCGCTGCGCGCATAGGGGTCTACTGATGACGAGGAAACCGCAATGAAGCACATGAACACCCTGCGCCGCTTTGGCGCCTCCACCTTCACCAAGATCGGCGCTGGTGCCGGTGCCCTGGTTGCGTCGGGCGCAGCCCTGGCCTCGGGCAGCACGTCCCCCGGCGCCGCCATCGCTGCCGAGGTCTCGAAGGGCAATGCAGACATGGCAATCGTGATCGGTGCCATCGCCCTGCTGCTGGGCATCCTGGTGGTGTGGGCCTTCACCAAGCGCGCCGCCAAGGGTTGATCGGGGCGCAATTTTACTCACGGGGGTGCGCGGAAACGCTCGCCCCTTTTTTTTAGGGAGAAGTGTCATGGGGTACTTCGTAATCGTTGCGTTCTGCGGCGCATGCTGGCTCGCATTCGAGGGGATGTGACCGTTATGCGCGGCTCATTCCATATCCATTGGACGCTTTGCGTAATTGCGCTGTTCCTCGGCATCTGTATTTCACCGGCAGTGTTTGCAATTCAGTATCCCGATCAGGGCGCTGCCTTCGCTGGCTGCAGTTCTACGGGCGCTAGCGCAGGCGGCGATAAGGGACGTAAGGCGACCGGGAACTACCGTTGTCCGCAGAGTCCAGGGCGTTACGTATGTGAGTATGAAATTAAGCCCTATGCGAACGATGCTGCCTATTTCATCAACTGCGGCAACTGGGTTCCCGGTGGTGGTGAACATGACTACCCTCCAGATAAGGGCTGCGACTCTCGCCCATCAAAAGTAACGCCCTTCTTTCCGCCCACGGGTTCAACGCGGTGTATGGACGGTTGTGAGGTTTCGTACCGCGACAACGGTGATGACACCACCACCTACAGTCCCACTGGCAAGCTGTGCGACAAGAAGCCTGACTGTGCTGCCGGTGGTCGCAACATGGTTTGGAACGCCATGCTCGGCGTTTGTCAGCCTGTGGACCCTGAGTGCCCAGAGGGCAAGGTGAAGGTTGGCAATACTTGCGCTGATGAGAAGCCTTGCCCGGATGGCATGGCGCTCGTCAATGGGTCTTGCAAGAAAGAGGACAATGAATGCCCTTCTGGCATGATTCGCAGCCCGTTGGGCAATTGCATCCCGGGTGACGGCCAGTGTGCTCAGGGTGAGGTGCGCGGCCCGGATGGAACCTGCAAGCGGGATAGCGACAACGATGGCGATCCTGACCCGACCGGGCCAGATGATCCGGAGACGTTTAGCGGTGGCGACGCCTGTAACGCGCCACCTTCGTGCAGTGGTTCTCCGATCATGTGCGGCCAGGCCCGCATCCAGTGGCGCATTGATTGCAATACGCGCAGGAATAACAACATCAGTGGCGGACATTGTTCGCAGTCTGGCATGCCCGTCTGCACGGGCGAGAAGTGCAACGCAATGGAGTACGCGGGACTGTTGATGCAGTGGCGTTCTGCGTGTGCGCTGGAGAAGATGGCGGGCGATAAATCGGAGACGCCTGGCACCAGCAAGACGGATGCGAACGGGAACGGTGTGCCTGATGCGCTGGAGGGTAGGGGAGAGGTCACCGGGATTGGGGACAACGCAGCTGATATCGCCAGTGCCAAGAAGTGGGGTATTGGCCTTTCCACCGACAGTCTTGACACCAGCAACATGTTCGGTGGTGCCGGAACGTGCCCCGAGCCTCCGGCGATCACGATCATGGGTAAAACGGTTAGTTCGGCAGAGTTCCCATACTTCTGCCGTATTGCCGCAATTCTTCGCGCATTGATCCTGATCTTTGGCGCCTACTCCGCCATTCGCATTCTTATGGGAGGCCTTTTCTGATGGGCATGATTTCTGACTGGATCGTAGATGCAACAACGTCACTGGTTGGCAAGCTGAAGGATGCTGCCGCCGGGCTGGTTGGGAAAGGGCTTGCCACTTTCGGCTTGACCACTGTCACGTTCAACGCGCTGCTGCCCAAGCTCAAAGAGTTCGTCATGCAGTTCATTGGTGGAATCGACGGTCCTGCATGGCAGATGCTCAATTACCTTGGCGTTGGCATTTCTTTCTCAATGATCTTCTCTGCATTGACGGTGCGCATGGCCTGGAAGGTCTTCATCGTGCCCAAGGCTGTCGCTGACCAGTTGGGGGCGGGTTCATGATCTACTGGTATACCGGCCAGCCTGGGCACGGCAAAACGCTCCACGCCATCGAACGCTTGCTTGAGTTCAAGGATCAGGGGCGCATCGTCTACGCGTGCAATATTCGCGAGTTCGACTATGCTAAAACTGGCGTTCTAGAGATGACGCCGGAGCAGTTCCGCGACTGGCCCAACTTCCTTCCTGATGGCGCTGTCGCCCTGGTCGATGAGGCGTATGAGCACGGCATGCTCCCCAAGCGGCCAGCCGGTGCGAAGGTGCCGCATCACGTGGAGCAGCTTGCCAAGCATCGGCATAAGGGCTTGGACTTCATCTTCGTAAGCCAATCCCCCGACAAGCAGTGCGATCAGTTCGTACACGACCTGATTGAGCGCCACGTACATGTTCGTCGCCGCTTCGGAACGAAGTTTGTGCACCTGCGCGAGTTCGACAAGTTCGAGGCACGGGCTGAGAAGGCCACGCCCCTGACGATCAAGCGCAAGACGCTACCCAAGCGCCCGATGGGCATGTACAAGTCCACTGAACTTGATACCACTGAGCGCAAGATTCCGTGGTACTACATCGCTCTGCCGATTCTCATCGTCGCTGCCGTGGTGATGCTATACGTGGCGTTCGGGCGAATGGATAAGCGGATGAGCGGTGGCGACCTTCCCGCACCCGGTGGTGCCAGTGGCGTCAGCGCTCCGCGCGACGGAGCGTCAGCGACGGCGGGCGGAGCGGTGGCGGCAAAGTCGGCACAACCGTTGAAGGATTACGTCGACAAGTTCTTACCGCGTGTCCCATCTCAGCCCTGGAGCGCGCCCGTATACGACGATGCACTCAGTGTCCCCAGCGAGCCGCCGCGCGTTTTCTGCATGTCGTCGCTCGGTGGCGAAAATGGCCTCGGTGGACACGACGAACCCAGCTGCAATTGCGTGACAGAGCAGGGTAGTCGTTACGATCTGGACGAACCGACGTGCCGTTACGTCGCCCGGCGCGGCCAGTACGAGCCCTATCTGCCTCGGCGTGAGAACAGGCTTGTGGATGGTCAGACGCAGATTAATCGTGCGCTCGATCAGATCGAGCAGCGGGGGCAGGGCGTAGCGATTGAGCGGCAGCCTCGCGCAATGGGGAGCTTTCCCGAATCGCCGCCGATCCCCACAAGCACCTATATGACAACGCCAGCTGGGGAGAATCGGCTATGACCAGCGGTGGACGTGAACTGCTTAAGTGGCTTGCCCTGGTGCTGATGACCGGCGATCACGTTGTGACGGTGTTTGGCTTGGGTCACGTGCCAGTCGTTTCCCAGCTCGGTCGTGTTGCGTTCCCGGTGTTCGCCCTGGTCATGGCTTACAACCTGGCGCAACCTGGCGCCGATGCGGGGAAGTCTGCTCGGCGCCTGGCGCTTTGGGGCTTGGTTGCCACTCCCGCGGCTGTGCTGGCATTCGGCCAAGCGTTGCCGCTCAACGTCCTGCTGACGTTCGCCGCCGCAGCCGGCTGCATATGGGCCCTGGAACGCCGTCAGTGGGCGCTGGGCTCGCTGCTTTGCATTGTCGCCCCTGTCGCCCTTGACTACACCTGGCCCGGCGTATGGCTCGTTCTGGCGGCCTGGGCGTGGTTCAAAAATCATGGAAGGCGCATGCACTGGCTGCTGGGCTCCTGGGACTGGCGCCAGCAACGGCTTTACCTGGTGCTGCCGATCTGGGTATGGGCATGCATGGGCATGCTTTGCCTGTACAACGGCAACGGCTGGGCATTGTTGGCCCTGCCTGCCATGGTCCTGGGCGAACTGCCGGCACGGATTCCACGATCAGGCCGGGCCTTCTACGTCTATTACGTTGGCCACCTGGCGTTTTTGGTCGTGCTTTTGGCTATAGTCGGCGCATGAGCAAATTCTTCGACCTGCATTACTGGTTTGCCAGGTGGATGGACCGCGCGTTCAACCGACGCTAGCCTTGTCGGTGTAATCGAACCTGACAGGGGTAGGGTATGGATATCCGCGCTGGCTTCCTTTTCGCGCTTCTCGCGTTCGCTTTGCCCGCCGCAGCGCAGCTGCGGTCGGCTACCGGCCCCAGGCCGAAGCCTCTCCCAGCGGCCCCGAAGCCTGCTTATAACTCGATGTCAAAGACCACCACGCCGCTCAATTGTCACGAATTGGCCTGGCCGAACCACCCGCACCCGGGCGTAAAGACGTACTGCGAGCACCTCGAAGCCCGTCTGCTTTCAGATGAGGCGCGCCGCGCCGGTCGCCCTGGTCCTTCCGATAGCGTTGTCGGGCTCCCTTCGCTCGGGTCCGAAGCTTCCAAGCGCTCTGGACTCGCCTGTATTGGCGGCCAAGCTTTCCGAAGGCTCTCAAACGGATGGGAACAGGTTTCTTCGCCCGCAGGCGGCTGGCAACGCTGCCGCGAGCAGTGACCGGGGTGTAGGGGCAGCGCCCCTACGGAAACGCCTCACACGCGCTGGCGAGGCCTCGGCCCCTGTACTGGCAGGACTGCCGTCACTGGATCGGCGTCAGGGCCAGCCATCACCCTGGACAACCGCCGTTGGCGCCGTGCCATCAATGTGGCCACGTCGATCACTTCCGCGGAATCCATTGTGCTGGAAGGCTTCTCGGTGGGCGCCGATCGCAACTGCGCCATCATCCGGCGCCATTCCTGTGCTTGGCAGGCGGTGAGCGACAGCCAGGCCAGATCCTGCGGTTCCAGCTCGCGACCTTCGGGCGTAATCAGGCGGTCGCCGAGGAAAGAAAAACCGGCCCAAGGGCCGGTCAAGTCGATACGGTGGTGCGGGTCGAACTCAATCATGCCGCGATCTCATCCTTGGCCGGGGTTCCAGGTCGCAGGCAAGAGCCGAGCCAGAGGCCCAGCCATTGCCATGCGGAGGAGACGAAGGCCCGGATTCGGTCGATCCATGATTTCGCATAATGTATATTATGTTCAAGCTTCTGCGGGGCTGGTTGGCACGCCGCTTGCCTCGCCCCCTGATCCCACTGCGGCATGGAGCCTGATTGTGCGTGATCGGAACCTGACCGGCCCTTGGGCCGGTTTTTCGTTTAAGGCTGGCCGACTGGTCACCCCCGAAGGCCGCGAGCTGGAACCGCAGGATCTGGCCTGGCTGTCGCTCACGGCGGCACAGGCACAGGAATGGCGTCGGATGATGGAGAGCGGCCGCGCGATCGGCAAGCCGCGAAAAGCCTTGTCCTTCAACGCTGCCAGCGTGGTGAACCTCTCGGATGCCTTGGCACATCGCCGGGAAAAGCGGTCATCGGTGGCGATGGCTGGCCCCGACGCCGAACCACCTGCAGGTGTCCTGCCAGTGCCGGGGCCGAGACGCCGCCAGCGCGTGTGAGGCGCTTCCGTAGGGGCGCCGCCCCTACACCCCGGCTAGAATGCGCGCAGGACGCCTTGGGGGCCGTATGGAACGCGAACGACCAGAGTACCTGCAACCCATCCCGCGCACACGCTGGGAGTTTCCGTGGCTCGGCCTGTGGGCCGTGCTGCTGTTGGGCATGGCCGGTGCTGGAATCTGGCTGCATCTGCGAACCGGTGACGCCTGGAAAGCGCGCTTCCAAACGGAGAGTGCACTGACTTCGTCGAACAGTCTCGATACGGGGGCCCAGCCTGCCCCCATGACCGACCGAAAAGCGCTACTGGCCGAGATACGCGCCCGGCGAGAGCAGGCGGAACGCGAAGCGCAGCATGAGGCCCGTCAGCGTCGGGCGGAAATCCGCTGCATCGACGGTGTTGCGTTCCGGAGAATCCCAGGTGGCTGGGAGAACATTCCCGGCGAAACCTGCCCGTGATGCGCCACATATTTCAGAGCTTGGTGGGGATCGTCGGGCTCGTCATGTAGCTACTGGTTTCAAATGAGGGCGACTCCGGGAAGCTGCCGTTGGCGCGATCACCGCGGCTGATCACTGCGCCCTGAATCTCAGCATTTGCCCGTGGGCTGGCGGCTACAGGCATCGCCGGAGCCGCCGCAGGAATCGGGGGCTGGGTGGTCTTGTAGGGGTTGTAGACCGGGCCATTCCGAGCGAGCGTGCGGCATTCCGGTTGGCTCAACTCGTAACGCGTCCCCTGCTCTGTCAAGCACGTGCACGTAGCTTCAGTATGACGACCGTTGCCGTCTAGCCCTTCCCCGCTGGCGATGCAGTACAGCTGAGGATCCGTGGTAACTGCACGCTGATCGTAGATCGGTGCGGTCCAGGGCATGGTCCCAATGCGCGGGTTGTGAGCCGTTGCGTACTGGGCGGTTGTCTCGTAGACGCGCGGAGCCGCCGCACCCGCCGCCGCTCCGCTGTCGGCAGTTGCGGCAGCACGCGCTACGGGTTGTGCAGCCGCCGGTCGTTCGGCTCCATATTCCGCGATCTTGGATGCGAAGTACCACCGGATTCCGAAGAGGATGATCCCCAGGACAACAACACCAAGGATGAGGTAGCGCAGCCACATGGGCATCTGCCGCTTGGTGGTCACCATGGTGGTGCTGGTGTAGTAGTCGAACACGTATTTGGGCCGCACCCAGTCCACCGTGTCGGCGCAAACGGCTTGTACGTTGCTCTGATACTGATTCCAGCGCTTGAGCTTGGTCTTACTGCGCATGATAGACGTCTGTCGAACATGCACATGCTCTTCATAGAGCCCGCGCAGGAACGGGTCCAGCTGCAAACCCTGCTGCGCGATCAATATGAAGTCGAAACCGCGATGACGATGACGGGCCATCGCCTCGATGTGCGGCGGAACCTTCGCGCCAGGGTTGCGGTTCGGCAGGATCGTGTAGCACTCATCGAGCAAAACAACGGAACCGTCCGGCAGCGTCTCCCACTGGGTGGGGTCATCGAGATAAGTCCACCCCGCTTTCGCGTAGTCGAGGTCCTTGACGCCGTGAGCGTAGATTGCCCTGCCCTCCTTCTGGAACTTGAAGGCCTTGTCCAGCGCGTATGCTGTCTTGCCGTGGCCGGGCTGACCGGTAACAAGGTAGAGCGCCATCAGTTGGACCCCAGCTTCGCAAGCATGGCTTTCTGCGCATATGTGGCCGCCCACGCCGACAAGATCATCGTGACGGCTATGCCGAATCCTGTGTAGTCGAAGTAGGCGACAAGGACCGGGCCTAGTGAGGAAATCTTGCTTTGAATGAAGCCCTTCACTGCTGGCAGCGCGACTTCATGTGTCACAAGGCCAATGCCGAAGGCTAGCAACACTCGCCCGATGATGCCCGGCAGATACTGCCGAAGCGCCTGTAAAAGCATGCTCACAAGCGCCGCGATGATCATAGGCATTAGTTCTTCCCTCCACTGGTCAAGATGAAGGCGCACGTGACTGACGCGCCAAGGATGATCACGGCTCGAATCAGGATGATGTAGTCGCAAAAGAAGCCCGGAGGCGATGCCATCGCCTGCGCGAAGCCCGAACCGATCCCGCTCCCACCACTGACGGCGAAGCCAATGCAGCTACCACCGCCGCCGAAGCCAGATTGGTCCAGCTGTTCGACACCCAGCTTCTTGACGGTCAGAACCTTTGTGTCATCAGGAGAGGCGCCAAGCCCCGGATCGGTCGACATGCCGCCCACTTTGGTCCATTCCGGCTGTGCGCCATCGCCGCCGTTATTGTTGCCCTGGCTGGCGAGCTTCTCTGCGGCACAGGCGGTGCGCCATTGCATCAGGAGGCCGGCGTACTCCATTGCATCGCACTTCTCGCCTGTACAAACAGGCATCGCAGCACATGAACCTCCAGCGATGTTTCGGTTTTTTCGTGTGTTGCAATCAATTCGCCATTGAATGCGCGCCTGACCACAGAGAATTGGTGACCCGCTACACGATGGCGGCATGCTGCAATCGTCGCCACCGGCAAACGTATCCTGTTCGCCCGGATCATCAGGCTCACCATCGTTATCCGAATCTTTCTTGCACGTTCCGTCAGGCCCGCGAACCTCGCCTTTCGCGCACTGGCCGTCGCCAGGAAGGCAGCGACCATCAGGTGACCTGACCTCCCCGGCCGGACACTCGCTGTCTTTCTTCTTGCACGTACCGTCCTGTTGCTGGGCCATTCCATCCGGGCATGGCTCAGGCGCACACTGCCCCAGCGAATTGGGCTTACCGCCCTCGGGACACTCTCCGCTCGGAGGCTCGCAAACGTTCAAAACCGGGTTCCAGTAGTACCCCTGCATCTTCTGGCAGTTGTTCTTCTCGTTGCTGGGGCAAACGTCCCCCGTAGCCGTCCAGGTGTAGGACCCATCACCATTCTTGTACCAAACACCATCACATCCACTGCGGCAGCCAAGACTGCCACTACGAGCGCCGCCCGCATTAGAGGACCAGGGGCCTTGGCCGGTGTATCCAGGTTGGGCGCTGCAAGACTCCTCAGGAGGGTAGTCGTGGTAAGTCTCGCTGGGATACATATTTGCGCACGTGATGTAGAACGCGGCTCCTGACTCGTACGGCTTTACCTCGTAGGTGCAGGTATATCGGCCCGGCTGGTGATCACACTGCACGTTGCCGGTGGCCTTGCGCCCCTTGTCTGCCGATGCCGCCGCATTGCCATCAGCGTTGCAGCCAGCAGCGGCTAGACCCTGCGTTGGGTAGTTCTTCGCTTGCGCTGGCATCGCAGTGCACGTCGCAAGGATCAAAAGAAGGATCAGGAATCCAATGCGAGCCATATTGCCCCCAGCATCCCGATCATCACGAAATAGCCTGCATACGCCATGACGTTCCCCTTGAAATGAAAAAGGGCGGGTTTCCCCGCCCCGTGTGGCACTGCTCCAATCAGCCGCCGGAGGCGCGCTGACCCTTCTTGATCAGTGCGACGACACCGCACAGCGTCAGGACTGCAACGCCGATGAGCGTCAGCTCGCCCTTGTCCATGCCTTCGGTGGCGGCAGTAGCCAGTTCACCAGCGAATGCCGGTGCGGCCACCAAGGCGGTGGAAGCGATGGCTGCTGCCTTGATGCCGATCTTGCGCAGGTTCTTCTTCATGGTCTTCTCTCTGGATTGGGTGATTAGCCACCTGTGACCCGGCGTGCTTGCCGGATCATGAAACCGACGCCCCACATGCCCGCGATTGAGCAGCTGATAACTAGGGAATCGGCAACGCTGATCGGTGGCAAAAGGATCGGCGCTGGTCCATAGAAGGGGTGCGCGCATTGCCCTGTTGCAGCATCGAAATCGGATGCCTTGCAGTGCAGAACAAGAACGGTCTCTTCCATAGGAACTCCTTCGCCGTGACCGCGCCAACGACACGGCCACGGCTTGACGGATTACGGGGCGGCGGTACGAGGTGCGACCTTGGGGATCGCACGCAGCGCGGTGAACTTGCTCAGCGAGAGCACGCCCTTGTTGACCTGTGCCATAGCCGCCACGTCCAGCTCATATTCGCCCTCGGGGAACGGCGGCTGCCCCTTGTCCAGGCGCACATAGAACGGATAGGCAAAGCCTGCGGTCTCAAGCTTGGCCTTCTGCTTGCGGGTGGTGTATTCCACGCTCTCGCCCGCATCGTTCTTGAAGCTGCCACCGCGCTCATCAACGCTGGACGACAGGACGGTTACCTTGATGACGTTCTGGATCATTTCGTTACCCCTTTGAGGTTGGCTGTACGGCCGCGATTTCGGGCCAGTGCGCTGCTGTGTCACCTGTGACCCACTTCGGCAGCGATGGCGAAGTGCAGGATTCGACTACCGCCCGCAACGACTGATCGTCAGGGCAGTTCTTGGCGATGAAATTGAGAGCCGCGCCGTACTGGCGACGGATGTGGCGACGAACGCTCTTCCACGTCGCTTCAACGGCTGCTTTCGTGATTTCGATACGCGTGGCAACGCAGCGCAGAAAGGACAGGACCGGGTAGGCGCCGAGCAGGTACGACGCGGGGTCACGCAGAATGTCGAGCGGCAGTTCCTTGCGGTTGGAGTTGCGGAACTGCGCCTCATAGCGCACCCAGGGCGAACTCTTGTCGCCCTGCTCCCTACCCTTCTCGTAGACGCGCAGCTGCTTTTCCGACTTCTTGCCACCGACATAGAACGTCTTGCCGTCACCGCTGTCGTAGTCGTCCACCAGCTGTGCTTTGGGGCGCTGACCGCGATTGTTGAACTCGCCTTCCTCGTACCACTTCTGCGCGAGGCGCAATGGGTATTCGCCCACCAGGTCATCGGCGCACACGTCAACGCGGGTGATCCTTCCGGCGCAGCTTTCGAGCTTCGCTCGAAGCTCCAGCCACCGCTGCGCATGGCCGCAGCGCGCTGCGCCTATCGCCTTGCATCCATCACCGGTTAGCTCGATGCGGGCGGTATACGTGCCATCGGCGCGGCGGCACTCTTCGCCGCCCAGTTCGATCATGCCGACGAACTTCTTGGCCGCGTCGATGATCTTGATTCGCCACGTGTAGAAGCGACCGCCGCCTGCTGCTTCATCCAGTTCAAGGCCCAGCCCTGCGAAGAACCAGCAGAACACCTGCAGGGCCGCAGTACGTGCGTTTTCCGGGGAAAACTCGATCCACTGGCGGACCTCTTCGAAGCTGTCGCCATCACGGAACGCGACCTCGTCCAGCGCTGCGCGCAGATCGATGGAAGCGGAGAACCAGTCAATGCCGACCGTCAGGGTTCCATCGGCGTTCCTGAATTCACTGACTCCCCTGTTAGACGAGGGGAGTCCCGACTCGGCCAGCACCGCGCGCTCACCGGCCATTGGAGCGATCCTTCCGGAGCTTCCACAGGCGACGAAGCGCCAGCCATGCCTGCTCAATCACGATTGAAGCTATTGCGCCGCCGAGGCTGACGACAATCAGCACCGCGCATGCGTAAAGGCCCATATCGGCCTCCGCAAGTTCGGCGGCAAAGGAATGGATGCTCATGCAAGTCGCTCCTGTGCTTCGGCTAGCTCAGCAGCAGCGAGCAGATCACCGCGCTTGGTGGCGGCAATCTCAGCCTGTGCGAGTGCGATGGCCCGGGCTTCGCGGGACTGCTGCGAGGCGGTGTAGTCACGCCGGTCGAGTAGCCACGACACGATGCGAGCGGCACCGATGGAGATGGCCGCGATGGCCGCCAGCAGCACGAAGGTAATGAACGGATCGATCAC